TAATCTTTTACCAAGGTCGAGCATTATACCCAGATACCAATAAGAAATACGAAAGTCCGGCGGTACCAAAGGATCGAGTGTTGTATGGGTTTGATCTGTTATTCGAGCACACCGACGCTCCCTTGTATATCGTTGAAGGTATTTTCGATGCTATGTCTATTGACGGTGTAGCGATTATTGGCAATGAGATTACAGATGCTCAGATAGAATGGTTGAATAGATCGAGAAGGAAGAAGGTATACATCCCAGATAGGTTTGGTGATGGTAGGCGAGTTGCATTAGATTGTCTTGAGCATGGGTGGAGTATTAGTACTCCTGATATTGGCAGCTGTAAAGATATGAACGAAGCAGTGAAAAAGTACGGGAAGATGTATGTGATGAAATCCATCGCTGAAAATACAGCTGACGGGTTAGTGGCCGAAACAAAGCTGAGGATATATAGTGAGCAAAAAGATCCACGCAAGAAGAAAAATTAAAAATCATCTTCAACGAAAGGGAGACTCTTATGTGTTTCAGGTCACGCCGTCTCTCGTTATGTACTGGTGGAGAATTCTCAACGAAGCAATATTTGACGGTAACCTAAAACCACCCCACAAGATCTATATTCGTAAATTTGTACGCCAGGACATTTGGGGATCGTGTCAGGGATGGGGTGCGTCTAAACACCTCCCTGTTATTTTCGAGATGAAAGAAGAATACGACGACAAGGAAATGTTTATTGCTATTCTTGCTCACGAGATGGTCCACCAATGGGAACAGCAAACTTTTGGTCGAATGACTCACGGAAAGAATTTCTTTGCCTGGGCAGATAAACTCAAGAGAGTTGGTCTGCCTTTAGATAAGTCTTATTAAACCCTTGTAAATACGCTCTGTTGTCTTATCTGCTCATATAGTAGATAATATATCCTATCATACTGAAACTTAAAGAGAAACATGTGACAAAGAAATCATATACATCAAAAGATATTAAGGTCCTCAGTGATCGAGAGCACGTTCGTCTACGAACCCAAGTGTACCTCGGTAACACAAAACTTACATCGTATAAGGTCCCGTTGTTTCTAAACGATACCTTTGAAGTTAAAGAAGTCGAATTTGTCCCGGCTGTATTTAAAGCCGTTGGCGAAATCATCGATAATAGTATTGATGAATTTGCGCATACTAATGCCAAAATTAAAAAGCTTGACATCGTGGCCAATCCGCTTGCTGGAGAGTTTACCGTAACAGATAACGGTCGTGGAGTTCCTATCGATAAGCATGTTGTCGGTAAGTACACACCGGAAGTTGTATTTGGCCAACTGCGGTCCGGGCGCAACTTTTCCGACGAGAAGGAAGTGGGCGTAATTGGACAAAATGGTGTTGGTAGTGCTTGTACTAACTTCTGTAGTAAAGAGTTCTCGATTGATATTCATCGGGACAATAAACGGTATAAGCAAACATTTAAGAATGGGGCCGAGAAGGTTTCTAAGCCAAGCATTCGTTCCTCTTCAACCAAAACTGGTACCTCTATATCCTTTAAGCTGGATGATGAGGTGTTTGATAGCGTAGCCATTCCTCCCGAATTGATGGAAAGTCGAGCGCTGGAGCTGGCGTTGACTAATCCTGGTGTCACCGTAAATTACAACGGCAAGCCGTTCAAGTTTAAGAAGGGGTTTGAGGAGGTCATCAAAAAGATTTCAACTCAGTATTTTAAGTTTGAAAAGGATGGGATGGAATTCTTCGTGATCTTTGATGTACACGACGGAATCGATGAACAGATTTTTTCTTGGGTGAATAGTTCGCTATTATTTGATGGCGGATTGTGTAACACTCAGTTCCTTAATGCGTTCGTTGATCGTACAGTGACTCACCTCGCGCGCGAAGCAAAGAAGTTGAAGTGTGAGGTTACAAAGAACGATGTTCGGCGTGGTCTATTGATCATCGGTAACCTAAAAATATCCGATCCACAATATGATAGTCAGGCCAAGACGCGCCTGACGGGACCAAATCTTCGAAAAGAGATGACTGATTTCATCGATTCGCAGTGGACAACGTTTGCTCGTCGAAATAAGGATTGGCTGCAAGCGGTAATCGAACATGCTATGGTTCGACATCACCACACAGCTAATACCAAGGCGATCAAAGAGCACCAGAAAGGCCTTAAGAAAAAGATTCCTGGGCTGGTGGATGCGACAAGTAAGATCGCATTCGAGCGACAGCTGCTAATTACCGAAGGTGAATCTGCTGCAAGTATGATCACACAAGCTCGCAATCCAAAAACAACTGCGTCCCTACCATTACGTGGTAAGGTAAACAACGTGTATGGGTCTACTGTTGCTCAATTGCTAAACATGGGCAAGATTACAGACTTGTTGTCGGCTATTGGTTTGGTCCCAGGACAAAAGGCTATGCGAAACGACTTACGGTATGGAAAGATCATTATCGCAACAGACGCTGACGTCGACGGATCAGATATTTTCACTCTGTTGATTAATCTGTTCTATCAGTATTGGCCTGAGTTGTTTGATAAGAGATATGAGCCGATCGTGTATCGTCTTGTTGCACCAAACGTTGCTCTCGTAAAGGGAGATAAACGAATCCACTTCCCATCAAGAGCCGATTACGAAGCAAAGAAGGACAAGTACAAAGGGTATACGGTTAGTTACTACAAAGGACTAGGCAGCATGGTTCGTCAGGACTGGGAAATGATTCTATCAGGAGAAACAAACACAATGCTTCCGATTGTTGACGACGGAGATATGGGAAACACATTGGAGTTATTGTTCGGTCCAAACGCAGATGCCCGAAAGGAGTGGTTGCAAGGTGAGTAAAGATATGATCGGTAGCGAATATGTTAAGCAACAGCGCAGAGAATACAGTCTGTATACTCTTCAGTCTCGTGCCATTCCACATGCTGCAGACGGACTCAAAGCTGCTGCGAGACGAGTTCTATGGACGGCGCGCAGCGGACACAAGTTCAAGAGTGCGACGTTGGCTGGTGCGACAATGCCTCTACATCCGCATGCTAGCCCGGAGGGCGCAATCGATACTCTGGCTGCTCCTTACGGCAACAATATTCCACTCCTAAAGGGAGACGGTGCATTCGGTACATTGCTGAATCCAACTGCGTATGGTGCAAGTCGTTATACTTCTGTTACGGTATCGACCTTCACAAAGGATGTCGTATTTCGAGATATTGAAATCATCCCAATGATTGAAAACTACGACGGGACGTTGCCAGAACCAAAACACTTCTTGCCACTAGTACCGATGGTGTTTGTCAATCCGCAGGAAGGTATTGCTGTGGGGTTTGCATCTAACATTCTGCCTCGTGATCCACTAACGATCATCAAGCATCAGATCGCTCACCTAGAAGGCAAGCCAAGAACGGTGAAGGATGCTCCACCAACACTGTGGCCTATCGGTCAAGTGTCAACCGGTCAGGTAGAGGATCGCAACGGTGCTCTTCGTTGGAGGTTCTGCGGAAAGTATGAAAAGGTAAATGCGACAACGATCAGGATCACCAGCCTTCCGTATGGAATGCAACACGAGAAGTTCGTCGAGCGTCTCATTAAGATGGAAGACGAAGGCACCATTCAGGAGTTTGAGGATAACTCAAAGGACCACTACAACATCACAATTAGGTTCAAAAAAGGCGAAATATCTCGAAAGACGGAAGAGGAAGTGCTCGCGTCGCTTGGATTGATTGTTCAGGTTGCCGAGAACGTCAACGTTATCGACTTTGATGGTGAACGGGTATGGTCGACAGATTACGTTGAGTTCATCACATCATTCACAGACTGGCGGTTGAAGTGGTACGTTGATCGATATCAGCGTCTTGCCCGATTGTTGGCCGATGATATCCAGAAGTACAAGGACATCCTGTTGGCTATCAAAAAGGACCTTGGTGGTGTTGCTCGCAAAACTAGATCGAGAGGCGAATTGAGAGACTTCTGTCAGGCTATTGGTATTGTTCACGTTGACTACATTGTTGACCTTCCGGTGTATCGGTTTACGGAAGAAGAAAAGAAGAAGGTCGAACAAAAGTTAGCGGATGCAGAAAAGCTAATGAAAGAGTATCAGGCTCTATTGAAGAGCGAAGATAAAAGAAAAGCTGTGTATATACAGGAACTTCGTGAAATTCAACAAAAGATGTCCAAGGGCATTTACGCTAGTTCCTGTTGACATAGTATGCGCTTTACTGTAACATTACCCTATATTTTTATCACCATCTGAGGTAAATACAAAAATGAGTTGGAAGACACACGGTTCAGTGGCGGCAGAAGTCGCGCACATACTAGCCGAGTATAAGGAGAGAGGACCAGAAGAGTTAAGACTCGTATATGGAATTGAAATCCAAGAGGACGGTTCTGTATATGATATTGCATATGAACAAACATTTGATGACATGATCGGTTGGGTTCATTTTAACCGTGAGTTGGATCAAACTGATTTTGACGACGAATACACCACCGGGAAATATGAAGATGAAGATTACTGAGTTACTAGAAGACACAAACATCAAAATGATTTACGTTGATATGGATGGCGTGATTGCTGATTTTGCTAAGGCTGTTCGTACTCATCTCATTCCAAACTGGACCGAAGACCAGGCCATGGCTGACAAGAAGCTAAATGGTAGATTGTGGAAAGGTGTGACTCAGTATCAGCGAGCTGGTGGTGATTTTTGGTTTGATATGGATCCAATGCCTGATGCTCATCAATTGATGGAGTACGTTAGTCAGTACCCACACCAGATTTTAACAGCAGCGGGAAATCCTGAGTATAACGCTGGTGAACAAAAACATCGTTGGATGGCAAAGCACTTTGGTACAAACATCAAAGTGAATGTCGTTCGCCGCGCTGTAGAGAAGGCTCAGTTTGCTTCACCAGATGCAGTACTAATCGACGATAAATTAAAAGCAATCGATCCGTGGCGTCAGGCTGGTGGTGTCGGTGTACTGCACGTTAGCGCTGCCAACTCTATTTCGCAGCTAAACGAGCTCGGGTTATGAGAGTACGAGAACTGTTAAGAGAAGCATATACTGCTTATGTTCTTGATGAGCAGTCTCGTGCTGCTTTGGCTAAACAGTTCCCTCCTAAGTATCCAGAGTTTGTTGGACATCATGTAACTGTTCAGTTTGGTGTTCCTAGGGACACTGCTGCCCCACCAGCAGCCAAAATTGAGGTGGTGGGGTACGCAGACTCGGGTGATGGGCTGGAGGCGTTGGTAGTATCCGTTAATGGAAGTACCACGCGTCCGGATGGAAAGGTGTATCACATCACTTGGTCGTTGGATCGTTCCAAGTATAAGCCTGTCGATTCAAATGCATTGGTTATGCGAGGAGACTGGTTAGCCGTAGATGACGCAGTTGTATTAACTACTCCGGTCGTGTTGAATTAGTTTGCAACTTGGCTCTGAGCTTCATGGCCTTGCTAATATATCTTCGATACACGTACACCCAAGACATCTCGTCTATGCACGGGGCTTCATGAGATTCAACAAAGGGAATCATGTGGGCTGTTGGTAGTGGCCATTCTTCCAACGGCATTTCATCCAAAACATCTCGTCTGAACACTGCTAAATGATGGCGGCGGTCGATATGAACTGATTTTCCGTTACAGAGTAGGTGAATTTCCCTAGTGAAAATCGCCGCCGGTTGGTTTTTGAGGTGCGGGGTAACACACGAGAATGCGTTGGGAAGAACATAATCATCGTCGTCTACCCAACACACATAATCAGCATTGGATTGTTTGAGACTATTTCTTTTTGCAATCCCTATGTGACCTTCAACCCCATCTGAAACTATATGATTGTTGATCACCATTTGCCCTGCTTCTTCGACGGAATTAATGCATGTTTCCACCCAATCCTTTGGGGTATCAGAAGACACTATCGTGATCACATCTAATTTATATTGCATCATCTGGAATATTATGATTGTGGCGAAGGTAAAATCCAGCACTATTATACTTTCTATAGATGTATACCCAGGAAGGTTCATCTATAATTTGATCGGGAAAATTTCGTTCTATATACCGAATTTTGCTTTGCGTTGTAAATTTTGGAAAATCTTCAAGTGGCATCGCATCCACAACATCACGTCTGTAAATTGTTAAGTGATGTCTTTTTGAGATATCCGAGAAAGTAAGTCGTCCGTTGGCATACAAATAAATCTCCTTAGCACAAACTGCTGCGGGATGGGATGCTAAGTGTTTTTCTACACAAGAGAAAGCATTTGGCAATACCAGATCATCATCATCTACCCAGCACACGTAGTCAGCGGTAGATGCTCGCAAGCTGTCCTTAAATGCTCGGCCGATGTTCCCCACAACTCCACCAGAGGTGATTATTTTGTTGATAGCTGCAGATTGGGACGCGGCCGCCGCCACAGAATTTTTTGATTGGTTGACAAATCCTTTTTTCGTTGTTTGTGAAACAACGGTAATAACATCCAACATATTAGGTGGCCGGTTCAGGGCACCCAAGCGCAACAACGGTTCCATATAGCTGGGAACCAAAATCCGTTCTCATTGTTATCTGGAGTGGTGAGTTGGGTGTTGGTGGATTAATCGTCACGGTACCAGATCCCACGCTTTCACCAAGATTGTACGTGGTAATAGTCCCATTTAGGTTTACCTCCATCTGGACGATATGGGATGCATATTGTGTGATTTCCCACTCAATATCAAAACTGTTTGGTAGTGGAGAATTATTAACATATGTTAGGCTAAACGGCAATCCAGCGTTGTCGTCGAACCAATATCGACCATCGGTTGCGAGGGCCTCCCAGTTTGATGGAGGTGTGTTAGAGAAACCATCACGCCACTGGGTCGGGTCACAGAAGTTGAAATCAGGGCCCACGATCAATTCCCAAACATCCTCATTACACCCAAGGACCAAGTACGTTCCATAAGTACCAACGCCCCAGAAGAATGGACCACTAACCTCGAACTGCATGGTTACGGCGCCAACCGGAGGTGGTCCGATCACGACGCTCCCAGTTCCATCTGGTAAAAACTGACTACCAGAATCGAGTTCAAGTTCGCTGCCATCTAACCATCGCCAAAGAAGCTGGGCGGCGGCGAACGCATCGCCTTGAATATACGCATAAAAAATCTCAAGGCTGGCGGGTAAGGAGTCATTCCCAACGTAGGTAATTGGACTATTAGTATACAGGTCTGTCTCGTCCCATTCATATGCATTGCTATCTGGAGTGATTAGCTCCCACGGCACTGGCGGAGTGTTTGAGTCCGAATCCTGCCATTGCAACGGATCGCAGAAGTTGAACGGTATTATAGGAACCGATCGCGCATAAGAAGATTGTAATGATATAAAAGGCATATTACCTATTTATCCGCACTTGGAGCTACCACACGACAAACACACAGAGCATCCTTCACGATATACAATTTGGGTACTGCCGCATTCCAAACACTTCCCATCTACCTTTTCACCATCTTTAATGAATGTAGACAACCACTTCTTCACGGCAAATAAGAAGGTACCGACATATGCATTATCCAACTTATCCAACGCAAATACGATGTTCTTAATGAGAACGCCGTGTCGTAGACACAAACTGATCATCCGTGAAATCTTCGTTGCGTTGTTGTCACTGGCAATTTTCACCAATACGCTTTCTACGTGTCTTTCGGGAATACCCTTATTCCTTGCTAACGCTGTTAGTGCCTCCACCGCACCTTCTGCAACAACATTCTTTTCATGATGGTTTGTATGAACAAACAGTGCGAAGGGACGAGTCTGTGTTTCATTCCACACAACGGTCATGTACCACTTTTTACCCTCAGCCTTCAACACCTTCATTGTTGCAGGAGTTGATTCCGCCATCTTCACATCTTCGAGAATGATTTCCTCATCAGAAAGATCCGCGTCCTTTTCGTCCTTCGCAGCTAGTACTGTTGTCATTGTGCCAGCCCGGTATGTAGTCACACCCTTTACATAACCGCTTCCATAAGCATCAAGATAGATATTCTTGAACTGATCGAACGGATAGTCATTTGGTACATTGACCGTCTTGCTCATTGCGCTGTCTACCCACTTGGCAAATCCAATTAGGTCGCTAACATGATCGTCAACGCTCATGCTCATCGCCGTAGCTGTCCAGGCGCAGCGCCCGTCCCACTCACCAATGTTTCGCATGTAGCGCACGCCATAATCCTCGCATAGGACTTCCTTCGTTAGACCACGATTCTTGTCAATCTTGTAGACCGTGCCGTCTGGTCCCTTGCCCCTGAGAATCTCTTCGTCACCTTCCTTAGCGAACTTGAACATCTTCGTTTCCTTCCACTCGCCTTCGTACCACTTCGGACAAACGTCAGCAATCTCGTCGGGCATGTGATTGACAATAACGGTGCGAATGGAGTCGTGCATGAAGACAGGCTCAAGACCACCACTCACCACGTTGGCGAGGATGGAGGTATTACCCGTTGGCTGAATCGAGAGAAGCGAGCTATTGCGAATGCCTGTCGTTGCAAGCTTCTCCATGTAATCAGTTGGTAATTCCAACGAATTAACAAACGGTCCTTCCTTGTGCCACTTTGGTTCGCACTCGGAAAACATGCCCTTCTCGACGGCCAGGTCAATGGATGTCATGTATGCAGCACGGGCGATTGTGCGCATTATTTTATCACGGAATTCGTTTGCCTCTTCGGACGCAAATCGCGTCTTTAACATAAACAATGCAGAACCCCAACCGAGAATACCAACACCTATGCGGCGCTTGTTGCGAATGCTGTATTCATATTCTGGTAGTGGTGCGTTCGTTAGGTCATTGATGTTATCCAAGAAGCGAACCAGATAACGCACATATTTTTCAATTCGACGCAGGTCAAACCCGGTGCGATCCTTGTTGACGAACTGAGTAAGATTGAGTGATGCAAGATTGCAGACGCCGCCGGGAGCAAGCGTCTGCTCACCGCATGGGTTCGTGGCGAACACCGTCTCCGCATAGTTCAACGGGAGGAAATAGTTCGCACGATCTAAAAACAGAACGCCCGGCTCGGCACGGTTGTAGGTGCTCTCCATAATGAGGTTCCACAACCAAAGGGCGGAAACCGTCTGGTATGTCTTTGTTGGGTAGCCCTTCGCTTCCCATGCCTTCATGTTGCCGTCCCACTCGTTCTTATACTTTGAATGCATTGTCTCTGGGAATCGTAGGTCCCACTTATCCAGCTCATCAATCTCTTCTTGTGGCGCGCCCACCGTTTGTGCTTCGAGTACCTTCATTACTTTGTCCATGAACTCGTCGGTGCAGTTGACGCTGACGTTGAACTTGGTTAGGCGACCAGGCTGTTGCTTCGCAGTAATGAACTCGATGATGTCGGGGTGCCAAACATCCAGCACGCCCATCATTGCGCCCTTGCGAATCTTGCCCTTCGCCTTCTTGTTTAGACTTTTCTTGCCTGAGCCAGAAGTAATGATCTCGGACGACTTGTCGAAGAGTTCCATATACTTGACAGCACCTGGTGTTTCAACACCGATGCCGTGAATGAACGCGCCTCTTGGACGAATATAGGAGAAGTTCTCGCCCCATCCACCTTCCGACTTTAGCGTATGAGCTTGCGAGCGCAGATGCGTAAGAATGCCATCAAGCGAATCTGCATCCTTCTTTACACGCGGACCGACATAGCAATTCATCAATGTCGTGCCCTTCCATTCGGTACCAGCATTGGCGTAGATTCTGCCGCCTGCCGTTGCCTTAAAATTCGATAGTAGGTCGTAAAAGTTTTCCGTCCACAAGAGCCTAAGTTCGTCTGTTTGTTCCATCGAAGCAGCTGCGGCAGCGACACGAAACATTGTGTCATCGATCGTCTCGTCATTATGATCTTTATATGTGCTGACCCACACTTCCTCTGAGAAGGGGTCTTCGAATACTGTTTTGTACTTCTTCTGTACTTTTGTCTTTAGTGCTTGTAGCTGAGCTTCGAACGATGTAGCGGGAATTTCGGGGGTGGACAGTGGTTCCTGTGGTACAGAAAACGTATGCATTCTTAATCTCCTTGACCTTTATTATTGTAATGTTTATTGCAATCGTTAGATGTATATTGTCTAACAATTTGATGTTGTTTTCAATAGTTTCATAAGTGTTTTTATGGGTACCGAAACACGATGAACGTGTCGCGGGTACTATTTAGTCGTCATAAAAAATAGATGAAAATTAATGATCAAACTTGTGGAGTTATAACGAATTTTTCATTAATTTTTTGTTTGGAGATAAATCACTTATACTGGTAACAATAAGAGGATACCAAGATGACACAACACGAAAAGCAGGCGTTGATTGAATACATTGATAATCATCTCTGGGTCCTTTGCCAGACAATGAAACCACATGTGGATCCAGATGCTGTAGGGACGCTGTATGAAAGCGCGTATGGCATCCTATACGACCTTCAAGACACGATTATGGTAGATGGATGTACACAAGGCATTCCTGTACCAAAAAAGCAGGGTTGACAAAAACCAACACTTCCAGTAATATAATAAATGTGCTTCCGCACAAAGGGTCACACCAATCGGTGTGTTGTTTAAACTCCAACAAGGAGTATTTCAATGTCTGAGAAGTTCGAAAGGTCTGAACGGAGGATCAATCTCCCGCAGGTCGTTGGGTATCTCAATCATGCGTTTGCTAAGGCGATGTCCAAGGCGAGTTCAGCTCTTGGCAACAAGGCTGTTCGTATCGTTCATGATGATGGGCGGATTGAGACCACAACTCTCTATGAGTATCAGGTGGATTTTTGCTATCTTATTGATGAGATTCAGCGAGGTCCTACATATATCATCCCGAAGGTAATTCAGGACGCTAATGACCTGATCGCAAGATTGGAAAGGGAAGGAGAAAAGGGGGCTTGATGCCCCCTTTTCTTATTTACGACAAATATATTTTGTTGCGTGTTTTGGTTCTTCTGTGATTACTGTCATCTTATCCAGAATTACAGGATCAATTAGATCGGGATGAGCCCACCAATCTTCAAAATTGCTCTTTCCGTCCGGAGATATGTCGTTTGCTACCAATACATATCCCTTTGATGTTAGGAAATCTCTTGACAGTTGCCGATACCTACCAGTGATATCTACATAATGATCGTGCTCGTATGTTATTACTGCAAACTTATATTTGTCAAACGGAATCAGCTTCATGATTTCATATGTAACCTGTGCGGGTTCGCAATCAAGCTGTAAATAATCGACAACTCCGTCCACCGCAATATCCCCAACCAACACATCGTAATCTATTGTCAAAGCATCCTGGTGTAGAACAGGATTGTTTCGCTTGCTTTCATATTCCTTGATGAATGTTTCATCATATTCAATGCCAACCCCCGTCCATCCAAACACCTTTTCGAGAAGTGCCGTATTGTTGCCC